GTGATTGACATTTTATTGTGAGTGTGAATAACATCTTCTTCAGTGTGCCCGTAAGCGTTACAAGAAAAGCAGTAGGTATGCCCGTCAGTGTAGAGACTATTTGCATCACTACTGCCACAATTATCACACGGTAAATGCCTCACGAACTCGCTGCTCGATTCGGGTGTATTCATCTACTTGAAGTTGGTGGTATTTACGCCAGTCAGCGATAGACATTAGAAACCCTTCAACAAGGTTGTTACCATACTCAGGTTGATCAGCTTGTGCATCAGCCATAAAGTCTTGAAACTGCTCACAGTAATACTCAGGAGTTCCGTAAGTCATGTTAGCCATTCAATCGGGATGGAGTGGAATGAACAGTATTGAAAGCCGTGCTTTTCGCACCACTTTGCATAGGTTGTTTTAGATCCTTTGTAGATCTTATTGTAAGGAGCTTGAAAGACGAACCGAATGTCTAAGTCGGGATTCGCTTTCTTCACTGCGATCATCTTCCTGCGGTCTTCCTCCGTCAGTTGTCCCTTTGTTTCTAAGAAGACACCATTCGGTAAAAGGAAGTCGGGTGTGTAGTTGCATTGAAGAACGTAAGGAACTTTGGTTGACTCATATTCAAATTCTACCTTCAAGCTGGAGAGAAGATCAGCAACCTTCTCTTCCAAACCTGAACGGTATCTAGGCATCAGAAGTCGTCTTCAATCTCTTGGGTAGGAGTGATGTTGGGTTCAGAAGTCTTGTAGCCCTTTGTTTGACCAAAGAGAGCTGCCACTTCAGTTTCACCAAGATCGCCTGTGTCAACACCTGCAGAGGAACCAACCGAGACAACCTGGATTCCGACAAGCTTAAGACTTGTACCGTAGGTGACACCATCACGGAGGATGTATGGCTTCTGACGGAAGGCAAGCTTAACGGTGCTTCCACTATAGAGTGGGGTGGTGTCATCAGTGATCGGTGTCCCTTCTGTATCCACCACGGGCGGACGTGTTTCTTCATTCCAACTAAACTTAACTTTGTACTTACCGTCAGACACTTCTTCCCAAGGCTCAGGCTTCAGAGTAGAGCGCTTCGGGTTCTTCAGCTTAGATTCTGCCCACTTGACAGACTCAACTCGATCTTCTTCAAGTTTATCAACAAGTGCTTGATCAACAATAGCAGACAGTGAATACCCAAACTTGCTGGGTTTCAGTACAGCCTGATAACCTTCAAGGACAACAGGCTGTTGGGTAACGTGAATAGCTTGTGGCATTAGCAAAAAAAGTAGGTGGATTCGATAACGGATTCCGGTTCAAGGTCTCCGACAATCGGTGGGTCAGTCTCTGCTCCAATGTGTGAAGCAAAGTCTTTCAGGTAATCATGCTCTGCGAACAAGTGCATGTAGGTTTGTCGTACAATGGAAGACAAGGTAGACATGTCTGTTGCACGACACAAGACAGAATCATGGATAAGAGCAATGGGTGCGTCAAAGCGTAAGACACTCAAATGTAGCAGACTTGCATCTAGGCTGTGAATAAGATTCGGCGCTGTTGCATTCTTGTGGTGATTGAGATCAACCTCATCGCTGTCATCTGTAGCTACTGTTAGTTGACATACGCCAAGCAACTGTAGCTGAAGACGGACTAGATTTTTCTTATTGAGCTTTTGATGCACGACAAAACCAGATGGTGTCGTCCATTCAAGGTACTCCTTACCAGCCTTGATTGCTGTAGCTACTTCATCCTCGATCCACTTCATAACAGCCATAGGACCAGGTACAACGACATCCATGGCATCACGTACAGCCTTGACTGTTTTAGTGAGATCTTCCTTACTAATCTCTACACCTTTCTCAGCTAGTGCGTCTCTGATGTACCCACGATTAGAGAAAGGTTTAGCATTGTAAGGTACGGTCATTACGACGCGCTTAACTGTCTTCCTATCCATGTAAGGTTGGATAGACTCAGGACAGTAAGGTGTAGCAGCCTCAGCAACGACCTTGTAAGCATCTTGTGGCTTATCACCAGGCAAGACATTAACAAGACGTGCTGTAGACTTGTCTCTAGCTAATCCTGCAAGGATCTGAAGACCACTACAAGTTGCATCTGTAGCAACCATAAGACGTGTGAACTGCCTATCGGCAACTACGACACAATGGTAATACTCTTCTGCTGCTGCTAGAAACTGCCAAGGCTCTTCTACATTCTCCCAAAGGTGTAAGTTACCAATAGGATCTTGCGCTATGAGTGTGAACAACTCATGGTTACTCTTTGCCCATTCAAGACGCTCAGCCATTGGTGCTTTATCAAGACCAAATGTAGTAGCTACTTGAAAGGCTAACCAGTCCTCTGCTTCAGGAGTCATAAAGGACCCATCAGCAAAGATCAACAAACTTTTTCCAAAGTCTGTATCTTGAGGAGTAAGGAAGGCAGGAATAGGGTAAGCTCTACCTCTATAGTCAAAGCTCCAAGGTATGTAGAACTTAGCTACGTCCTTGAACCTCTTCACTGCCTCCATTGTCATCCGAGTGCGACAAGACTTCTTGTGCTCTTGATGTTGCAAATCTTGTACATGAGTAGCTGCTCTGTTGTATGCCTTACGAGCCTCTCGGTTCTCTGCAATGTCAACAGGCTTTGGTGGTAACTCATGTTGTACAACAGGTAGAAACTTTCCAACCTCTCTTCCTAGCCTCTCCAACTCCTCAGCAACTTGTACTGTGAAGGGATTTAGAGTAAAGGCAACCTTCTGAATCTTGTTCAAAAAGTTGATCGGTGTTTCTCCCTGTATACGGCACTGATTGCCTCTGCGTACCATGTCATGACCACGCATCACCTCATTCAGCAGGTAGCCACCAGATCGCTCGTTGCTCCAATCGTTAGGCTCGATCAACATCGGCCAAGCAAGAGGAGCAAACAGCTCAGCATCCGCCATCACCTTGTCCTTGATAGCAAGAAATTCAGGCGTCGGGATAATGTAGTTAACTGTTCTCTTACCCTCTCTTCGCAGGTCCTTGGTGAACCATCCTGTACCACCTTCGAATTGTGAGGATGCAATGATGCAATCGAGTAACCAACTACCAAGTTTAATACGATTAGACCTACCCCATGCTTGCCAACTCTGAATGTCTTTACGATTCATCAGCGTTTGGATAGATGTTAGACGCTGTTTGGTACCTGAAGATTTATGCCAATAATTCTCCTTCAGTACCTTGAGAAGACCAGGTGCGCACCGTTCGTAGTGTCGCATCTGACATTCATCCTCAACAGCCGAACCAATTGCATCGCATACATTGGTCAAGACATTACTACCTTCCTTGTAACTGAAGACCTTATCAAAGGTCAGCTTGAGAGCAATAGCAGCAGCAGCAAGTGGCTCTAAGTCACTGATGTATTGTGCAATCTCTTTGAATGCAACACCATTCTTCCTTTGATGTATGCGATGATTAGTGGCTTCAATACGCTTCACCAAGATAGGTAGCAGCATATCAATAGAAGCGATACCATACACCGTAGCAGACGCATAACTCTTTTGCTGTAATGCGTCCGTGTTATCCCGTAATCGCTTGAGACCTTGACGTATTTGGTCACGCTCAAGCTGCACCTGTTCATCAATCTGAGCAGGTGTAGGCATCAATTATCCTCCCAATCAAGAGGTACTTCTACCTCATCAAGACACACAAGTTGTGCAAGCTCAGGATACTGCTCACTGAACTCTTGGAATTCCTCAGTTGTCAGAATCATAATCGGAAATGTCAGCAGGTGAAAGGAAATGAATAGAGTCGTGATCACACACTACAAACTCACAGTTGCGTGTGTTGATCAGCTCGTTGACTTTACGTTGTGCAGCAGAATGTTTGCGATACACATACTCAGTGACCTTGTGGGTATCAAGATCAGTAGCACGGATGACACAGCATACACTACTGGGTAGCTCCCAACCGCCTACCTTCCAAGACATTACTTCCTCGAAGGTGTGCGGTACAAAGAAGTCATCAGGTGCGTCCTTGTATTCTTGCCAGTTGTTGTCATAGTAAGGTTTGCGTTTACCACTCATCTGTTTGTTTGACATTCAGTAGTTGATCATTACGTTCACGGGACAACTCTAAAGCATTCCATGCGGCTTGCTCAGAGTCGGGTGCTAGGAGATACCAAACACCTGAACGAAGAGTGATCTCATACTCACGAAGTCCTTTGTAAGTTGTGTACATACTTACTTGTCGTAGTTAGTGATAATTTGTACTACATAAAGCCCATCAGTGTAGCCTAACTCAAGCTGACTAAAGGCTACATACTCAGCCTCATCTTTGCTGCTAAAGTAGTCAACAACTTCGTTTTCTTGGAGAACTGCGTACATGTGTTGTTAAGTTGATGAACAAAGAGACCAGATGTGTAGCCACAAGTATACACAAAGGCGATACTTGCAGCCACTATGAG